ACAGAATGATCTGGCAGAGGCACAAAAAGCTTACAGACAGGATCCCACTGCTGAGAATCAGGCCAAGATCAAAGAAGCTGAACAGGCGCTGGCAGAAGCACGCAAGAAGACTCTGGCTGCTGCCAAGAATTTGTTGTCCGGTGGCTCTCCCAGCGCACAAGGTGTTGCTGCTATAGCGGCCACCGTTGAGTCAGGTGCAGCAACTGTGGCCACCACTGCCAATTCTGGAATCAACGCATTGCCTGGTGGGGTGGGCGCATATGCCAACGAAATCAGCGACAAGAGCAATAACATCATGTCATCGGCCAAATCGGCCGTTTCATCAGCCTCGGCTGCAGGCGCAGCACTATCTGGAGCACAAAATCTTGCTGGTGGCTTGTTAACCAATGCTCAATCAATTGTGTCTAACGTGGGCAGTGCGGTGGCTGGGGGCATACAAAATGCTGCTGGTGCATTAAGTGGGGCACTAAGTGGCGCAGCAGGGGGCTTACTGGGCGGAGCCAAATCAGCAGCTACTGGTTTGTTCAGCAAGATGAAGTCAGGTCTAGACAGTGTGGGCAACAATGACAATCAAATAAAGACACCCATTCTGGCAGCAGGCACATTTAGCCCCGAAGGCGTCCTAAAAGCCAAAGTGGGCCAATTGCTGGGCGACAACAAAATTCCCGCACCAGTATTCAGTGACCAGCCGGTGCAGGTATCTGACAAACAAGCTGAGCAATTGCAAAATGACAGAGTTAAAGCATTCAATGCCCTGAAAGATGTGCAAGCTAAACTGGAAAAATTAGGTGTTCAGGCTAAAGCTCTGGCTACAGAAATCAAGACTCGTACAGCGCAGGGTCAAGATGCCACACAGCAAATTGCTGAGTTCAAAGAACTTGAAACACAAATAAAACAGTTATGGGTAGAAGAAGATGCTGCCCTGAAGGCTGCCAACGCTGCTTTGGGCGGCTAAATATACTGGGAGTTCAAGATGCCAACATATGTGGGATTCAGCACTGTAAATATCAATCAGCCCCGAGAATTCGTGCGCACCGGCGTGGATGGAGGCACCGGCTCAATTACTCAGCCCCCACAAATTACTAGAAAATTCAGACTGGTAGATACTGAACTGGTAGTGTGCGATTTGCGTAATGCATTCAGTATACGACAGGGTGAGAAGGTGGGCAGCCCCAATTATGGCACCACACTGTGGAATTACGTATTTGAGCCCAATACCAGTGAAACTCGCATGCAAATAGAAAATGAAGTGCGTAGGGTGGCCAGTCAGGATCCCAGAGTGGCCATTGACACACTTGAAATTTACGAGCAAGAGAATGGCATTCTTGTTGAGTTGCAAGTCAGTGTTACTCCATACAATAATCAAGTGCAGTTGGGATTATTTTTTGACCGGCAAACCGGAACTGTCAGCGCGTCGGCCATTTAAACTGCGTTTTTTCATCAGATAAATACCAATCAAGGAATAAATTTCATGGCCACCAGTAGTAGACAAACTGCACTTTTCGGTTTACAAGACTGGAAACGCATCTATCAAACTTTTCGTGAGGCAGATTTTCAAAGTTATGATTTTGAAACCCTGCGCAAGAGTTTCATAGACTACCTGACCACCTACTATCCTGAAACTTACAATGACTACATAGAGAGCAGTGAATTTGTAGCATTGCTGGACGTCATGGCCTTCATGGGTCAGGCGCTGGCTTTCCGCGGAGACCTGAATGCCCGTGAAAACTTCATGGACACAGCCGAACGCCGTGATAGTGTTATCAAACTAGCCAACCTGGTGAGTTATACTCCCAAAAGAAATAATGCTGGTCAGGGTCTGGTCAAGATTACAGCCATCAGCACCACTGAAAATGTCACTGATATCAACGGCAACAGTTTGAATAATGTGACCGTGTACTGGAATGACCCAGCAAATGCCAATTGGCAAGAGCAGTTTAATACCATTGTGAATGCCACTCTGGTGAACAGTCAGCGTGTGGGCCGCCCAGGCAATAGTCAGACCATATTGGGCGTCAAAACTGATGAATATACGGTGAATATACCAGCTGGTCAATTGCCTGTGGTTCCCTACACCACAGAAGTTGACGGCAACAACATGAATTTTGAACTGACCAGTGCCACCAGCCTGGATTCTACTAGCTTGTATGAGCCACCCCCTGCCCCCAGCAGCAGATTTAACATGCTGTATCGCAATGACAAATTGGGATATGGTAGCCCCAACACAGGATTTTTCTTTTATTTCAAACAGGGCACACTATTGAATTTTGATTTCAATTTTGCCGAACGCATAGAAAACAATTTTCAATTCATCCCCATAGCAGGCATCAATAACACAGACACCTGGCTCTATCAGTTGAACAGTGCAGGTGCAGCCTCCACTCAGTGGTTCCGTACCGACAACGTTTACATCAACGCCAATCTTCAAGGAACCAGCCAAACACAAATATTCAGCGTGAACAGTCAAGTCAATGACCAGGTCACATACATATTTGGCGATGGTGTGTTCGGTGAAATACCAGTGGGACCTTTCCGCGCATATGTTCGCAGCAGTAATTCGCTTACATACACCATTGATCCCAGCGAAATGTCGGGCATTGTGGTAAACCTGAATTACATCAGTCGCCAGAACAGACTGGAAACTCTGACAGTGACCTTCAGTTTGCAGACCACTGTAAACAATGCTCAGCAGCGTGAGACACTGGCCCAAATCAAAGAGCGTGCCCCCAGCAGATACTATACACAGAACCGCATGGTCAACGGCGAAGATTATACCAATTTTCCCTACACACAATACAACAGCATCGTCAAGAGCAAGGCCATAAATCGTACCAGCATAGGCATCAGTCGTAATCAGGATCTGCAAGACCCCACTGGCAAGTACAGTAGTGTAAATGTTTTTGGCGATGATGGTGCACTGTATGTCAGTGACCGTGCATTCAACACCACATTCAGCGTGAACAATATTAACATTGCTGTGGAATTTTTGAGTCAAAATCTACCCGTTCTGTTGAGCACTCCTGAAGTCATACAATACTATCAACAAGCAGGCACCAGGTATTCCGGTGCCTATCCAGTGAGCAGCGCCAGCGATGGTTACACTTACTGGAACAAAACCACGGTGGCTGACGGCAGTGTGACTGGATATTTCTACGTCACATCGGGCGGTTCCACTACTAGCATACCTGTGGGTAGTTTTAGTAGCTTCAATCCCAAGTACATCAGCCCTGGCAGTCAGTTGAAATTTGTGCCAGGCCCTGGGTACACATGCTTTGACAGCAACAACCGTTTGAAAACTGGCACGTACAATCCAGCTGCAGGTGATAAGCTATTCATCTGGACTGGTGTACTGTCAGTGGTAGCAGACGGAAATAATTATGGCCAAGGCAATCTCAATGACGGCCAGGGCCCAATAATACTAGCAGACTACATACCCACTGGTGCCCGATTGGATTATAGCACTGTGACACCCACTGGCATAATCGCCAGCTTTGACAATACTCTGAGTGGCGCAGTGGTGCGTGAAGTGCTGGCACTGATGGAGTTACGTACTCCAGTAATTAATTTGTATTATGATAACAGCATAGTGAGCACGCAAGATCGTTGGTTCACCACAAGTCAGGGCCCCAATAGTCTGCTCATGGTTTCATTTGCCTATAGCGCCATAGACAACAGTTATGTGACCACTATAAAAAATCTCACTTACTATTTCGGTAGCGTGAACCAGGTCAGATTCTTGTTTGAAGGGTTTGAACGTATTTTTGATCCCACAACTGGCCAGACCATAAGAGATTATGTCAGTATTTTCCGAACCAACAGTAATGCATCTGGCACTGCAGTGCTGGGCAGTGATTACATACTTTATCTGACAGGGCAACAGATTGAATCTGATGGGTATCCTGATGACTATGCAGTGCAAGTCAGCACAGTGGATGTTGACAATGGCATGAGCTATGACCCTGATTTCTTCCGCACACTGACTGGCACAAGCCCCACGTTGACTGTGCCACCCACAGCTCCATATGTATTTTTCCAGATATTTGACAATATCAATGATTACTATCGCCTGGAATTATTACCTGCTGGTCTAATCAGAACTGATTATGCCACACAGAGCCTGATACTGGACAACATGTACGACTACCCAGCTGGCACTGTGTTTTACGCCACTGCTGAAAATCAGTTCTATCAAACAGAACAGATACCCGGAACTGTACCTGTGGTCATACAGTTGAATGTGGTGACCAGCAGCTACTTGGCCACCACGGGTCGTAGCAGCATAAATTTCCAATACAGACATAATAGCAGCAACACCACACGTATAGATCCAGGTACCACCAACATCATTGATCTGTACCTGGTGACACAGAGCTATTATGCTGCCTATCAGAACTGGTTACGTGATACCACCGGCACAGTGCCCATGCCCAGTAAGCCCACAGTAAATGAGCTACAACAACTGTACTCAGGGCTGGAAAGTTACAAGATGATCAGTGACAGTGTGGTGCCCAACAGCGTGACATTCAAACCGCTGTTTGGAACCAAAGCAGACCCTGCACTTCAAGGTACCATCAAGGTTATCAAAAGCCCAGCTACCACCGCCAGTGACAGTCAAATCAGAAGCAGTGTACTGGCTGCACTGAACAGCTATTTCACGCTGGATAAGTGGGATTTTGGTGATACATTCTACATGAGTGAACTTACTGCCTACTTGCATGTGCAATTGGCTGGGCTGATCAGTTCAGTGGTATTAGTTCCTGCAGACCCCAACCAGACTTTCGGTGATTTGTACGAAATACGCAGCGCACCCAATGAAATATTTGTTAACGGCGCCACTACCAATGACATCACAGTGATCAGTGCTCTGACCCCACAGACATTGCAACGCTAAAAATTGTCAATTTTTTCTGGTATAAATACTACAGCACCCAGATAAAAATATGGTTAATAAAGTTCGTACATTAGATTTTTTACCTGAAGTTTTTAAAACCAAGACTAACAGCCAGTTCCTGCGGGGCACACTGGATGTATTGACTAGTCAGCCTGACCTACGTGCAGTACAAGGATTCATTGGTCAAAAATACGGCTACAGTATTGAACCTCAAGACCGTTATGTAGTAGAGCCCACCCGCGCTCGTGCAGATTACCAGCTGGATCCCAGCGTAATCTTCCTCCGCCCTCAGACACAATCTGCACAAGATTTCATCAGCTACACTGGCATAGTGCAGGCCATCAACAACAATGGTGGCGTAACTGCGCGTAATGACCGGTTGTTTGACAATCAGTTTTACAGTTGGGATCCTTTTGTTGATCTGGATAAACTGGTAAACTTTGCGCAGTATTACTGGATTCCCAATGGGCCCGACGCGGTTCCCATAAGCACTGAACAGATTTATCTACAACAGGGCTATATTGTCACTGACAGTCAAAACGGCTACCAGTTTGAAGGTGTATCTGGCACCAACCCTGTGATAACCTTGATACGTGGTGGCACATACAGTTTTTATGTATCTGGGCCTGATCAGTTCTGGATTCAGGGCGTGCCAAGCCAGTCTGGTTATGCACCTGGTAGCAACATCAGCACTCGCGACATACTGGGAGTCACGAACAATGGCAGCACCAATGGTGTGGTCACATTCACTGTGCCTGCTCAGGATGCACAGGATCAGTACACTCAATTGCCCGGCAACAATGTTGTGGATGTAGTAACTTCACTACAATTTGCTGATATTAATGGTCAAAGCCTAAGCACCATTGGTCAAATTGATGGCATCGTGCTGACCACGGGCAAAACCTTGATGTTCTGGAACAACAATGATCCTGGAACACAAACAAATTTTTACACAGTAACAGTGACTTCAGGCACCGTGACTCTGAGTCCAGCCGCCACCATACCCAATAATGAAAAAATCACGGTACTCAGTGGTGTAGAATATTCTGGTAGAACTTTCTTTCGCTCAGGTGCTGGTGCCATAACGCTGGTACCCTATATCAGCTCCATACTTGACACACTGTATTACCGTAGTGGTCAAGAGGCCCTGAGTGTGGGTAAAATACGTATTGTAGACAGCAACAGCGCCAACAACCTGGATGTTGCTGACATTGTGGGACAGAAAAATTATGTCAGTCCCAATGGTGTGACATTCACCAATGGCCTCAAAGTGGTATTCCAGGGCCGTGTGGTTCCTGACACCTACGCTGGTCAACAATATTATGTAGAGGGTGTGGGCGAAAGCATACGCTTGCTGCCAGTAGATGAATATCTGGCACCTGAAATAGTGGGAGAGGGCATTTATAATCCCTGGAGTCTGGAAGCCTGGGATACCACAGTTTACGACAGCCAGCTGTTTGTGCCAACAAACCCTGAATATTTGACCATCAACCGTGACAGTCGTGATCGTAATGCCTGGAGCAGAGCCAATCGTTGGTTCCATCAAAATGTACTGAATGAAACAACCAGTGCACTGGGTTATGTCACTCGCAGCCCCATCAATACTGTGACTCGTGCTCAGAGACCCATAGTGGAGTTCCGTGGAAACCTCAGATTGTTTGACAATGGAACAGATTTTCTGGGTTTCGTGACGTTGGTCGCTGGCGACAACATAACTGATGCTTTCAGTCAGATAGTGGGACAGACACAAACTACTGCTCCTCTAGTTGATGGGCAGACACTGCGAACGGGTGATCGTGTGATTTTTCCCTACGATAGTGATCCCGCAGTTCGTGCTCATATCTATTCTGTTAACATGGTACCTGCGGGTTCGGGAATGGTTTATGCATTGAGCGCCGAGGAGACTGCTACTGATCTGGGTATCGTGACTGCTTTCTATGGTGAAAACAATTCAGGATCCAGCTGGTGGTGGACCAGTGACACGCAAGTCTGGGCACGTGCTCAACAAAAAAGCAACACCAATCAAGCACCTCTGTACAATATTTTCAACAGTTCAGGCATCAGTTTGAGCAATAATGCTTTCTATGAGAGCACAAGTTTTCAGGGCACTGAACTGTTTAGTTACGCAACAGGCACTGGGCAGAATGATCCAGTTCTGGGCTTCCCCATAAAGTATACCAGTGCCAGCACACTGGGCGATATAGAATTCACGGTAAATTTAAACAGCGACACATTTACATATAGCACAAGCCAGGCCATAAATGCCACTGACAATATAAATGTGGGTTTTGTACACTATAGTCCTGAGCCTGGGGTTGTAGAAAATCTTACCGGTTGGGTCACTGCAGTGGGGGAAAGTTACCAGTCTCAAGTTTTTGAATTCCCAGTTACTGATATCACTCAGAGTGTGTTTACATGTGATATCCCTGCTCAAACCAACAGTGTCTGGAATAGTGTACAGGTGTATTACAATGACAACTTACTGACACAGGCAGATTTCACCGCAGTGGTCAATAATGATTCCATGACCACCGCAGTCACACTGGCGGCGCCCGCAGTGTCCGGAGATAAAGTCACTATATTGATTATAAGTGATACTGCCAGTAAAACTGCCTATTACACTGTTCCTAGTAATTTACAAAATAATCCCTTTAACACCAACATAGAAACAGTTAGTGTGGGTGATTTAAAGAATCAATATCGCAGTATATTCGGAAATCTTTCTGATGCCCAGGGCAAAATATTCGGTGATAATAATTATCATGATCTGGGAAATGTTAACAAATACGGCACTGCTATCATTCAGAACAGTGCCAGCCTGGTGTTGCCAGGAGTATTTCTGCGTAAATCAGAAGCAGACATTTTCAACAGCTTGCAATTTAACAGTGAGCAATACAGTATATACAAGCAACTGGTAATTGATCTGGCGTTTGAGGGCGATTATTCTGTTTATCAATTGACCAGTCAAATTCTGGACAATGTATTATATGAAATAACCAAGGTCAAGTCCGGAACAACCGCCTTTTTCTGGAGTGACATGCTGCCCACTGGTAGCCCTTATATCACTAATACCTATAATTTTGCTGCCAATGCTACTACTGCAACATTTCAGTTGAGTCAGACCTATGATTTTGCCAGCGCAAATTATAATGGTCTATTAATATATTTGCTCAGAAATGTAGACGGGCGCCAAGTAAGTACACAATTGATATTCGGGCAGGACTATGTAGTCAGTGACACTAGTCCAGCAGTGACTGTGAATTACAGCATTCAGGCTGGTGATCAGATAGTGATCAATGAATACAACCAGACCTACGGTAGCTTCTGCCCCAACACGCCCAGTAAATTGGGATTGTACCCAGCCTGGGTTCCACAGGTAGTGCTAGACACCAGCTACACTCGTCCCACATATTTCATACAAGGGCATGATGGCAGTTACAATAAATTATATGGCAATTATGACCCCAACACTGGGCTATTAGATGATTTCCGTGATAGTGTTTTGCTGGAGTTTGAAACCCGAATCTATAATAACATCAAGGTCAGCGGCGCCATACCTTTGGGCGCCACCAATGTGATACCTGGTCAATTCCGTGAAACACAATACAGTCGTCAAGAAGTTCTGGACATTTATAGTCCACAGTTTTTGAACTGGGTGGGAACCAATCGTATTGATTATAAAACACAAGTCTATAACATTGCCAACCAGTTTACTTACAATTACAATCAATCAGCCGATGTGCTGAACAACCAACAATTGTTGCAGGGTTACTGGCGTGGTCTGTACAATTGGTTTTATGACTGCGACAATCCTGCTCAATTCCCCTGGCAGATGCTGGGGCTGACCAGTGAACCCAGTTGGTGGACCGGTCATTATGGTCCAGCGCCCTACACCAGTGATAACACTTACATGTGGCAAGACATAGCTCAGGGCCTGGTCTGGAATGATGGTGCACCCTATGTGGTGCCTGGCCGTCAACGCCCAGAACTGCTGAGTTGCCTGCCAGTTAACGGCGCTGGCGAACTGGTAAGCCCCATGAACAGTGTGGTGGGTTTGTACAATCGCATGACCTTCCAGCGTGACTGGGTGGTGGGAGATGGTGCACCAGCTGAAAGCAGCTATCTAAAAAGCAGCACCTGGCCATTTGACCTGATGAGATTGCTG